AAAAAAAGTGTTTAAATATGTTATTTTTATTATAACATCGTTAAATTTAGTTGTAAATAGACATTTTTAGGTGATTTTAGAATGAAAAGAGTCAAAAAAGTACTAATTTTGATATCGGTTATAGTTTTTGTCAATTATATAATCCATCTTCCAATGTGCGTGGATGATTATGTACACAAGGATTCTGACATATACTCTGCTCAACACATGTGCAGGCATTCGACCTTGACCAGGAACGCGAAGGGAATTTTGAAAACAGACGGTATTATAGAAACAATAAAAATTCCACTCAAAGCGAACTTCCTTTTTGCAAAAGTAAAAATTATATTCGATATTACGAATGTTCCGGTCTATCATTGGCAACTAGCGAGGGGTGATTTGTCCGCCGATGCCACTTTATCGTACCAAAGATAATGCAATGTAAAAGAGAGCAAGTGTTTTTGTGCGGTAGGAGGTATAATATGGATTACAAGAAAGAAATTATTGAAATGATAGAGAATACTGAAAATGAGGGCAAATTAAAATTTGTCTATACAATTCTTATTAAATATCTAAAATCAAAGAAGCAAGGGGATTAACCCTTGCTCCTTTTGTTTAGTGATGAAACTATTTGTTTTATTGCTTTCTTATCTTCTTTATCGAGTGCTTTGTATTCCTCGATAAAATCTAAGATGTCAGGTTCCGACATAAGATTTCCAATTATGGTTGCATAATCGTCATCGCTTTTAGAACCCATGAGGTATGTTGGTGTTACTTCCAGAACACCGCATAGAAGTTCAATAGTGTCCATATCTGGCTTACACTTATCTTTTTCCCAGTCACTAATTGAATTGTGCTTTGCATTGATTTTTTCTGCAAGTTGTTTCTGGGTCAGCTTCTTTGCCGTTCTGGCTTGTTTGATTTTCTCACCAAATGTCATTATCGTTTCCTCCCTTCATAGCTAATAATAATATAGAAATTTCGAACTGTCAATAAAATAATTTCGATTTACTCGAAATTTCTTCTTGACATTCGAGTAATTCGAAGTTATACTGTAATTGTTCGATAGGAACGAAATTAAATAGAAAGGAGAAATGAAGAATGTGCGTTGGTAAAAAGATTAAGTCGTACCTTGAAAACAACGGTATAACGCAGACATTTGTCGCCAACAAAACTGGCATTCCTGTTCAGAAACTCAATCTTTCTCTCAATGGAAATCGCAGATTAGATTTCGATGAATACGAATTAATTTGTGGGGCGTTATCTGTTGGAACAGACAAGTTTCTTGAACCAAAGTTACCGGAATAGAAAGGAGCGAATAATTGAAAAAAGTAGACTGGTCGATAGTAGCAATCGTACTCAGCATACTTTCCATTTTAATAAATCTTTGTTTTAGTGGACGAGATTTATTAAGAAATTTACGTTGGATATTATCTTGTCTAGGTTGGTAAGTATTGAAACAATGACAGATATTACAGAAATAATTGTTGCGACATTAGCTTTCTTCTTAGCTTTAATCGAATCAGCAACAGCAGAATCAGCTATTTGTTTTGCACTGTTAGCAATATCTTTTAATGTTTCGTATTTTTCCTCATCTGCCATCTGTTTATATACGCTATACGGCAATGGCGGATTGGTTGCCATCATTGGCATTTTAAAATCCATTTTTATCACCTCCCGTCTACTGGGAGTATATCACAAGAAAGGAGTGAGTGCATGACTACATTAGAAAGAACTGATATTGAAGATGGAAAACGTATTGTTGATATCTTTACAACTTTATCAGAAGAAAACAAGAATATGGCAATCGTTTATCTTTCCGCATTGAGAGATAAGGAGATTGCGGATTCTTATAAGGCACAGAAAGAAAGTTCATAAGTTTCTTGAGCCAAGATTACTGGAATAGAAAGGAGCAAATTTTATGAGTAAAAAGAAGAAAAAGGAAAAGGCTTCTAAGATGGTGCGAACATCAAAGAAACCTATTTCCTTAACATGTTTGATTAATAAGAAACCTATTTGTCAGATGGATATTTTTCGTTGAATGCTTCTAATGCGAATTCATAAGCATTTATGTATTCTTCGAAATAATCGACGGTTACATGAGTTTTGCCAGCATCAACTTGAGATTGACGTTTTAAATGGCAAACATCAGTGCAAATTACAATGGCTAAATCATGTGCGCGTTTTTCATTATCCGTCATTATTACACCTCCTTTCCAAAGGAGAGTATAACACAAAATCCAAAAAACGAAACAAAGAAACTGTGCATTCACAGTAATTAAGGAGGATAAAGAAAATGAAAAAATTTGAATTAACATCAGAAACCAAAATTAACATTTTCGGAAAGAAACTTTTCCGAATCAAAGCACTCATTTCATTTGGGGATGTAGAAGCCGGAGAAACTGGCGGATGGGTAGAAAAAGAAGGAAATGTAAACCAGTCCGGCGATGCATGGGTGTCCGGCGATGCAGAGGTGTTCGGCAATGCAATGGTGTCCGGCGATGCAGAGGTGTCCGGCGATGCAAGGGTGTTCGGCAATGCAATGGTGTCCGGCAATGCAGATTACACAACTATTCATGGATTTGGTACTCAATTCCGTACCACTACGTTTTTTAGATGCAAAGATAAAAAGGTCAGAGTTGCATGCGGATGCTTCTTTGGGACTATTCCGGAATTCCGTGAACAGGTTAAAAATACCAGAAAAGGGAAAATTGCAGAAGAGTATCTGATGATTGCTGACCTTATGGAAAAACATTTTGAAAAATAAAGTGCTCCGAAGGAGAGCTGAAACCTCTCGCCTCGGAGCTGTAAACCACTAATCACGCTAGCGGATTACAGGATAATCATATCATTTCTTCCTGTATTTCGCAAGAGAACAGGAGGATTTTTTATGAAGAAAACCGAGGATAAAAAAGTGACAAATTTTGAAGAGTTCGAAACTTTCTATGCAGTTGAGGTTGTAAGAGAGGCAAAAAAGCAGACTCACAAATGGTTCTGCGCATGGATTGTAACCATGATTGCATTAATTTTTTCAAACGCTGCATGGATGTTTATCAAGTAAGAAAGGAGGAAAGACTGTGGCAATCAGATATACCACAGAGCAAAAGAAATACATCCTTTTGAAAGGCAATATTGCAAAAAGGATGGAGGCCGAGCGAGTAAGTGATGCACAGATGGCAGCAATTACCGGAATGGCAGAAAACACTTTCCGTAAAAAGCGAAATAAGCCGGAAACATTCACGTATCCGGAACTGCGGCATATTTTTATCCGGCTGAATTTTCCAGATGAAGAAATCCTGGAGGCGGTCAAATGAAGAAAGAATATTTCAGAGAAATTCTGATGTGCGTAGCGATTGGGACGCTTGCTACCTTTCTTCCGTGCTGGGACTGGACCGGAGCACTTGACAGAATCATGGCAGCGGCAGTTATGAGCCTGGTTCTGATAGGAAATTTATGAAAGGGAGAAAAAATGAATGAGGAGAAAATTAAGGAATTATTTGAGTTGTGTCTGAGAGTTTCAAGTGAAACAACGGCGCATGTGAATTTTGACTATACGGCGTGTGACGACATATCCAGAGTTTATATTTATGTATTTAATGATGCAGGGGAGATCGTAAAGCATTTTACTTTGTGTCAGTTTTATGACTTTGAGTCCGAATCTCAGAATTATGAAGATGCAAAGAAATGTCTTCTGGAACTGCTTATTGATGGGAGGTGTCCGTTAAATGAATCTTGAAGAATTAAAACTTCTTCCAAAATGGAATATGGTTTTGGCGGTAAATGTCCTTCTGGATGAGCTTAACAAACGAGATACACCAATTGTTGATTGGGAGAATCCAGACATGTTTATCGACCATCTCGAATATCACGCCGCTGATTCCATTCAGAACGGTAAGACGGTTCCGGGCATGGGGGATAAGTCAGACGCAATCTATTGTTTTTTTAAGCAGTTAAAGGAGCCGGTCTATGAACGAGAGGATACAGGAAGTACTGAGACTGATTGATGTTCAGCTTGCACTTGCTCCAGACAATCCAATAGAGGAGCAGTATAAGGCGAGAACGTTGTCAAGTTATGTGCAGACTTTAAATGGGCTTTTGACAGCTCAGAAATCATATAAGGAGGAGAGTATCAGTGAGTGAATTTGAAATCCGTATTCCGGCAAGGAAGAAGCAGCCTGCAACCGATAAGGATAACCCAGTTGTGAAAGTATCAGCAGTTGCATACAACGCACTGGTCGAAATCTATAACGAATCAACCTTATCCATGAAGGATATCGCAAGTTTGCTGATTATTGAAGGCAGTAAACATGTGGTTTATGACAAGGAGGAATAGCAATGGCAACACCAGTATTAATCATTGGAAAATCTGGTTCCGGCAAGAGTACCAGTCTTAGAAACTGCCAGAATGAACATTGGAATCTTATCAGAGTATTGAACAAACCGCTTCCGTTTAAAGGCAAGATTGACGGATGGTTTACAGACGATTACCAGCAGGTAATGAAGTGCCTGATCGCATCAAAGGCTGATTCTATCGTGATTGATGATGCAGGATATCTTATCACGAATCATTTTATGAAAGGACACGCCTCTGCTGGAAAAGGCAATGCAGTGTTCTCGCTATACAATGATATTGGAGACTATTTCTGGAATCTTATCCAGTTTATTGTCACGAAAGTGCCGCAGGACAAGATCGTATATATGATGATGCACGAAGAAAAAGATGATTCCGGGGAAGTAAAACCTAAGACAATTGGTAAGCTTCTGGACGAAAAAGTTTGCATCGAGGGCATGTTTACTATCGTTCTTCGCTGCATCGAAGAAAGCGGCAAACACTTATTTGTCACCCAGTCCAGTCAGGGAGCGGTAAGCAAATCCCCGATTGGAATGTTTGACAGTTTGACAATTGATAATGACCTTGCAGAGGTGGATAAGGTTATCAGAGACTACTACGAATTAGGAGGAACAGACAATGCAGAAACCAAATAATTACGAAAACACACAGGCATCTGGAGAATTTACACCTATCGAATTAGGTGGTCATATCCTTGAAATTAAGGAAGTTCTTGAAACGCAGAGCAGATCAGGAAAACCAATGTTGAAAGTATCTTTTGATTTTGCTCAGAATGATTCTCAGGCAGGATATTTTGTGGAATCATTTAGAAATGATATCAGACCAGACAAAAGATGGCCGTCAGCAGGAACAACGTATATTATGACAGAAGATCAGGACGGAAACTGTTCAAAGCAGTTTAAAACATTCACGACTTCCGTTGAAAAATCTAACCCTGGCTTTTCTGTAATCTGGGGTGATAATTTTGGACAGTGCTTTAAAGGAAAGGCTGTTGGCGGAGTGTTTGGGATTGTAGAAGAAGAATACAACGGAAGTACACACAAAAATCATAAACTCAGATGGTTCAGAAGTGTGGATGGTGTGAAAGATGCAGCTATTCCGGAAGAAAAATTGCTTCCTAATTCTTCAAACCAGAGTTCTATGCCTGAGCCTGGTTCAGACGGATTTATGAATATTCCAGACGGAATCGATGAAGAATTACCATTTAACTAAGAGGGTGATTTAAATGGATATACAGATTGATTCCAGAGAAAAAGCCAAGGCAATACAAAAAATCAAAAAATCATTTGATCAGGGCGGAGTCAATTATTTTTTCAGCAAGCTCATGGTGGGGGATTATATGAATTTGGATAATCCCCGCCTGATAATTGACAGAAAGCAGAATTTGCAGGAATTGTATGGAAATGTCTGCCATCAGCATGAAAGGTTCAAGAAAGAACTTATAAAAGCTATGCAGACACATATTCAGCTTGTAATTCTGGTAGAACACGGATCAGATGTGAAGTGTCTTGAAGATGTATATTTCTTCTATCAGCCGGAGATGGAACGCTTTCGGTATGTAACGCGAACAATTGACGGAAAACAAATCAAAACAAGAGAAAAATACATACAGAAAGAAATTAAAGGAACTTCTTTGTTTCGATCTTTATGCACAATTAGAGACCGGTATAATGTACAGTTTGAATTCTGCAATAAAAAGGACACCGGAAAACGGATAATGGAGATTCTTTCAGATGGACAAAGAAACAATTAAGCAGCAGAACAGCATGAGAGATGTTCTGAGTAGATACGGCATGGTTCCGAACAGAGCAGGATTTATACAGTGCCCCTTTCACAGCGGTGACCGTACTGCATCCATGAAAATCTACAAAGACAGCTATTATTGTTTCGGCTGTGGTGCGACTGGTGACATATTTACATTCGTTCAGAACATGGATAATTGCGATTTTAAGACAGCTTTCACCATACTTGGAGGAACTTACCAGAAACCAGATTTCTCTTCCAGAATGGCGATATATCACCATCAGAAGCAGATGGAAATGCGGCAGAAGGAAGAACAGAAGAAAAATGTTGAATTGCAGGAATGCTTGTCGGATATAGATTTCTACAGAGCTATCCTTGACAGGGTGAAACCATTATCTGACAGATGGTGTGAAGCATGGAACAAGCTGCAACTTGCTTTATACCACCATGGATTCATAACAGGACTGGAAGAAGGTGATTAAAAGTGGAAATGATAAGCAAGCTCACGAAGGATTCTATTCTGGATGAAGAAGTGTTTGACGAGATATTCAGTCAGGAAGACGAGATATACAAGGCACGTCTTACGCTGACTCTTCTGGACAGAGCTAAGGAGCTTGGCGTGAAGAAAAAATTTGAGGATTTGCTTAAAGCCTACACGAAAGTACAGAAGCAGATGATCGAAAAAGAGAAGAACAATAGAACAGTGTCTATGCTAGACCAGTGGACTAATTTCTCTGATTGCGAATATGACAGGATGAAATGTCTTAACTGGATAGCGGACGATGATGGAATTAGAATTTCAAACACAAATCCAGGATCACCGGACATTATAGCCTGTTATCATCCTATACTTCCAATAGAGCGAATGAAGAATCTGGAGACTGGAGAAGAACAGATAAAGCTAATCTACAAGAGAAATAATAAATGGTCCGAGGTTATTGTGCCGAAAACCATGGTTGCATCATCTACTAAAATCGTTGGCTTATCCGCGCTTGGGATTTCAGTGACATCTGAGAATGCGAAGTTTCTTGTGCGGTATCTGTCAGATGTTGAGAATGCAAATGACGATTATATCAATATTCAGTATTCATCAAGCAAAATCGGATGGATCAGGGACTATTTTCTTCCCTACGACAAGGATATTGTGTTTGATGGAGATATGAGATTCCGACAACTGTATGAAAGTATCAGTGTAGGCGGCAGCAGAACAGAGTGGTATGAGCACGTGAAGAAGGTTCGCGCCACTGGAAGAATTGAACCTAAAATCATGTTAGCTGCAAGCTTCGCCAGTATTCTGATTAAACTTGTCGGTGCCCTTCCATTTTTTGTAGACCTCTGGGGAGAAACTGAGGGCGGTAAGACCGTGACGCTTATGTTAGGGGCTTCCGTCTGGGCAAATCCAGGTGAATCTAGGTATATAGGAGACTTCAAGACAACAGATGTGGCGCTGGAAGCAAAGTCTGATATGCTTAACAATCTTCCGCTAATTCTGGATGATACTTCCAAGGTATCTGCAAAGATCAGGGATAACTTTGAAGGGATTGTATACGATTTATGCTCAGGAAAAGGAAAGAGTCGTTCCAACAAGGAACTTGGCGTGAACCGGGAGAATCGCTGGCAGAACTGCATTCTGACCAATGGTGAACGTCCGCTTGCAGGATATGTTAGCCAAGGCGGAGCGATTAACCGAATCATCGAGGTTGAGTGTTCTGAAAAGATATTCGATGATCCGCAGCTTACCGCAGATACACTTAAAAAGAACTACGGGTACGCAGGAATTGATTTTGTGAATGCAGTTAAGGAAATGTCCGTTGATGATATAAAATCCCTTCAAAAGCACTATCAAGGGCTTATACAGGACGATGATAAGATGCAGAAGCAAAGCATATCAATGAGTATTATCCTGGCAGCAGATAAAATCGCAACAGATCAGCTGTTCCACGATGGCCAGTACATTGACATTGAGACGGCTAAGAATCTTCTGACAGAGAAAGAAATGGTATCTGAAAACGAACGCGCTTACTGGTTCGTGCTTGATAAGATTGCCATGAACGGAATTAAATTCGATGATAACCCAGATATAAAAACAGAAAGATGGGGAATTATCGACAATGATCCGGTAGAAAAAACGTCAACTGCAATAATCTATAGTGCAGCGTTTGATGATTTATGCAAAATTGGAAGATTCTCCAGAAAGGCATTCCTGTCATGGGCTGTTAAGAAGGGACTTGTGGAAACCGACAGCAGGGGTTATCCGACCAAAGCGAAGAAACTGGACGGAATTGTCACCAAATGTGTGTTTTTGAAAATTGTGGATGAAATTCCAAAAGGATTTGTTAATTGTAATGATGATTTTGAGATTACAGACGATATTGTGTTTGATTAACAAACAATTCGTTTAAAAGGTAACCGGGTAACCTAGGTAACCTTTGATTCTGTATATATATATTTGAGTATTTATATACACATATTGAGTATAAAAGTTTCCCTATATGAGGAAGTCAGGGTTACTCGGTTACTCGGTTACCATGCAGTAAAATCAATGGTTTGCGGATTTTTGAACGGTTACGTTTCGGTTACTATCGGTTACTCATAAAGAAGGTGAATAATGAAAGTAGAAGCTAAAGATATTCCGATCATGCACAAGTTCATGCCAGAGTTTTGGAATGCAATAAAAGAATTTTACAATGTGAAAAATGATGATGAATATTTTGGTGCATTACATAAAAAAATCGAGGATTTATATGAAATCTATCCAGACAGTTTGGCAAGATATCTGTCTTTGGCCTTTTACAAATGGGCTGCGGATGTGTCAAATGGAAAATGCAAGGTATGAATGAGGTGATAGAAATGCCATATAACACAGCAAGAAAGTATTATGAAGGTATCCAGACAAGGAAAGACGTGTATCTGTACATCATAAGATACTTGAAAGAACATGATTATCCGCCAAGTATTCCAGACATTGCAGCAGGGCTGAGCATATCCAATCATACTGTACAGAACCACTTTGGAGAGCTACTGGAATGTGGATTGCTTGAGACGGACAACCCCGGCACACCACGAGCGTACCGAGTGACAGGATACAGGTTCAGAAAGGTGAAGGAAAAATGAGTAGCAAGTTAAAAGTCAAGAAAAAGACCAGATTTCCTGTTCAGACTTCTAATCAGGCGGCACAGGCATTCGGGCGTTCAATGCAGATCTGTTATAGACAGATAAAAGACGTAGAGCAGCAAGCCTACGAGGATGGATTCACTGTTGGTGAAGATTGGAGCAACACGATCAACACTGTCACTACCATGATGGCTCTGAGACGTTTATATGGCTTTTCCACGAAGCGTTTGCTTGATGTGATAAGAACTGCCAATAAGTACGTTGAAATGGCAAATGAGGGCAAAATGAGCGTTCTGAGCATGATGCAGGACATTGAAGAGAACACAGATGTAAGATTTGACGAGATGAATAAGAATCTGGTTAAGAAGATGGGAGTTTAAAATGAAATTTATAGATTTTTTCGCAGGAATTGGAGGATTTCGCAGGGGAATGGAATTGGCGGGGCATGAATGCGTTGGTTTTTGCGAATTCGATAAATTTGCTACTGCGAGTTACATCTCAATGCACTTGCTGACAGACGAGCAGCGGAAGGCATTGGAAGATATTCCTATCAAGAAAAGACAGAAGGAAATATTAAAGGAGGAATACAGAAATGGAGAATGGTACGCAAATGACATTCGAAGAGTGTATGCCGGAGACATTCCAAAAGCCGACTGCTGGTGCTTCGGATTCCCTTGTCAGGACATATCCGTTGCAGGAAAGCAAGCCGGATTTCAAGGAAACCGTTCAAGCCTGTTTTTCAGAGTTATGTACCTTGTCGGACAGCTCAAAGAAGAAGATAAACCCACTTACCTTTTCATTGAGAACGTTAAAAATCTGCTTAGTGTTAATGGAGGATGGGATTTCGCCAGACTGCTCATTGAAATGGAGCAGTGGGGGTATGATGCAGAATGGCAGGTGCTCAACTCCAAAGATTTCGGAGTACCGCAAAACCGGGAAAGATGTTTTATTATCGGACATCTTAGAGGGAGAAGTACCTCAAAAATATTTCCTATCGAAGGAACAGACGGAAAAAATAGTGTTTCGTTAAATCTTCTTGGTTGTCTTAATGGTAGAAATTCGCAGCGAGATAGAGTTTATAGTGACAATGGATTAGCACCAACAATCAGTACGAAGCCGGGAGGAAATACAGAACCCAAAGTATCCATATTATTTGATACAAGTTATATTGGTCAAGATGGAAAAGCACGCATATATGAAAATATTTGTCCAACACTAACAAGCAGAGATTATAAAGAGCCTAGAAGTGTCGGAGTAGTATGCAATGTGAACCCGTCAGGAAAAGGAATGAACGGAAATGTGTATGATTCGACTGGCTTAAGCCCTACTTTAACAACAAATAAAGGAGAGGGAAATAAGATTGCAATTCCAGTTCTCACACCAGATCGTATAGAAAAACGTCAGAATGGACGGAGATTCAAAGAAGATGGTGAGCCAATGTTCACACTAACAGGGCAGGACAGACATGGAGTTGCAATTGATCCGCTTGGAGTTCTACGTAATGTTCGCACAGAATACGGAAAAGAAATTCGTAAAGATTACGAAAGTGGAAAACTTGATATTTCCAGACATGATTTCCTTGCTAGTGAAGTGAGGGAGGATGGAATTACAAATACATTATCTACTGTACAAAAAGATAATCAGCTTGCAGTAAAGGTTTCTGAAGCCACAAAACAAGGATATGCAGAGTGCAGAGTTGGTGTTGATACTGTGAATCTATCAGTTCCAGGTAGTAAGACAAGAAGAGGAAGAGTTGGAAAAGAGATTGCAAATACGCTAGATACAAGCTGCAATCAAGGAATATTTGTGCAGGTATCGGAAGAATTAACGGTATATGCAGTGTGGTACGAAAAATATCAGTGTTACATAGCAATTCGGAAGCTGACACCGAAAGAATGTTTTCGGCTGCAAGGTTGGTCGGATGATTATTTTGAAAAGGCTCAGTTTGTTAATTCTGACAGCCAGTTATACAAACAGGCAGGAAACGGAGTAACAGTGACAGTTATAGAAACTATAGCAAGAAAAATGAACGTAAATCTAAATTGATAGCGTGTCAGTTACTTACATAGGGGAAGTGAGGATAGAAATGAAAAAAAATAATTACACTTCATTCTTCAAAACGAAACCAAAGAAAGTAGAGAGATACATTCGTTGCAGAAAATGTGGTGGAAACATGGAATGGGTTGAATACTATCCGCCGGAAATCAAATGTCCGAAGTGCGGATATACGGTATATCCAAAACCTTATGAACCTAACTGCAATGAGATTGAGAATTAGAAGGAGGACACAAAATGTTAATCAGAAGTCAGGATAAAACAACACTATTTAATATTACTTGCACGCAATTTATCAACATTGGAGAATGCGGAAAAGGCGCTATGATTTATGCTGATAATCTGTATTTGGTAGGCAAGTATTCCACCAAAGCAAAAGCCATGAAAGTACTGGATATGATTCAGGAAGCCTGCATAAACGGACATATTGATTTCCAGATGCCAGAAGATTCGGAGGTAGAAGTATGAAAAGATATGAAACAACAAAATTTCTTGGTCAATTGATGGAAAAAAGCTGTTTTTCCGGCCCAGGTAAATACTGGGCTAGAGAAGTAAGCCTTGATTATGGCTACGCAGCAGGAAAGCCAAGAAGAGTAAATTACATGCAGTTTATTCCGGAAAACCAGTGTTCTATCTCATCAATCGAAAAAGGAATATTTACATGCTATGAAATCAAAAGCTGCAAAGAGGATATTTACAGCGGAAATGGATTAAATTTTATTGGCGAAAAAAACTATCTTGTAACAACAATGGAGTGCTACAAAGAGATTTTACCTGATTTAAAAAATGGAAAATTTGCCCAACATATACGTGAGAATTTTCCAGAATGTTACGCGGAAATAGGTAACATGGGAGTAATGGTTGCAGTTCCGTATCAGAGAGATGTTGCCGAAGAATTTGAAAACCCAACACCACTAGATGGAGATGTGGAAAAATGGAGATTATCAGTTATTTTGAAGTGTGGACACAATGGGTCAAGAAAAAGATCCATGACAGAACTGTTGTTTTCCATGGTGAGAAGCGGGCATTGAGAAAGGATGGAATAATATGATACATATCAAAGACAGATTAAAGCAGTACGCGGATAAATATTCAGACTGCTACAAATACGCTGGAGTGCATGTCAAAGTTATTCAAGATATAATTGAGCAGCTTCTGGCCGATTTGGCGCAGGACGAGAAAGAAAATGGTTGGATTCCTGTCAGTGAGAGACTGCCGGAAGACGAAAAAGAGTATCTTGTAACACTTGAAAAAGTCCATGGAACACCTGAAAAGCTTTATGGAATTGCGAATTATTTAAAATTTGGTGACGCCGGATACTGGAACGAAAAGAAATATGGGTATCTTGAATGGGACAAATATTCAGACGGACACGGAGGAACAAGAATGTATAAAGTTATCGCCTGGACGCCACTTCCAGAACTGTATAAGGAGGACAGATCATGATTACATTCTTATTAGGACTTACCCTTGGAATCATAGTCGGAGTGGCCGGACTTGTATGCATGGCGGTCATGTACGACAAGCACCATCCAGACGAATAGAAAGGAGAACGGTATGCTGACAAGGAATAAGAAGCTGAAAGACTACGGTATTCCGGCAGAGGACATAGAAAAACTGAATACGATGCTGAAAGACTTCCCGGCAGAGTACGAATACCTGCTTTCCAGTGCTGCCTTGTCAGCTTGCCCGAAAAACACGGTGATAGCGGATATGGTTATCGAAAATATCTTACACCGGAAAAGTTACAGGAAAATCAGCAAAGAAAGATATATCCCGATGAATCCGAAAGACTTCTACGGATACAGGCGCAAGACCGTCGCTGTACTGTATGAGAGAATGCGGTTGTTGGGAATGTGGGAGGAATAAATAAATGAAAGAATATAAATGTCCAAAGTGCAATAGTAAAAACCTTTTTGTCAAGAAAGTTGGGAATAATACGGGATTGTATTGCGGGGATTGCGGTGCATGGATTAAATGGGTCGGGAAAAATGAGCTGAGAGCGTTTGAATATTTAACTAAGCAGAAACACGTAGACGATGCTAATAGCAAACAAGACGATATTGCAAGCATCATTTATAGCACTCTCGATCATATGTATTGCGATAATTGCAGATTCAATAGCGAAATTAAAGAAAGTGATAGTGATGAATGGAACTGTGATGAATGCCACAGAAAATATAATGGATGGGGAATTTCCATGCAGGAAAGTAATAAAATTGCAAAAGAAATTTTAAAACAGTTAGGAGAATAGAATATGAGCAGACTGATTGATGCAGACAAAATAATTGACTCTCTTGGAAATTCGGATATGGATTTTGCAATAGGTGCAGTTATTGACGAACAGCCGACAGCTTTTGATGTGGACAAGGTTATCAACGAATTGAAAAGAGATAAATTCATCGAATCCGAATGTATCTTATCTGATGTACATCAAGGATACAATGCTGGACTGAGCAGGGCGGTAGAAATCGTGAAAGGCGGTGGAGTTGAATGAGCAAATGGCATGTAAGTGTCGGAATGAGCTTATCAATTGATTATGACGATATTGAAGCCGATACAAAAGAAGAAGCTGAGAAAATAGCAAAAAGTAAAGCATTGGAAGACATTGATTACAACAATTGTGATTGTGATACTGGCTATCCAATAGTGTATTGTTGTCTTAAGGAGGAATTATGAGTAAATCAGTATTAGTGATTGATACACCAGAGAATTGCTATGATTGTCCGTTTGGAACTAGATACTGTAGTGATCTTGAATATGAGGGTTTGTGTGAATTAGCTGACTGTTTAGATTATGATGTAATTCTGATGACAGAAGAACATTATGATTGTGAAAGTAAATCAAGACCTGACTGGTGTCCACTTGTGGATTTGCCAGAGAAAGACAATGGAGACTATCCGGCTAATACATCTGATACTGGCTTTGCAGAGGGCTGGAACCAGTGTATTGATGAGATTACAGGAGGAATGGATTAATGGCATGTGCAAAGAAATGTGATAGATGTGGAAAACTGTATGAGCAGTACAATTCTAAAAACGATAGAAAAAATCCTAATGGGATCATGGTATTAAATCTGGATAGTCAGAGAAGATATTTCGCACATAATGCTCTGGATTTATGTCCTGATTGTATGAAAGGATTTCAGGACTGGTTTGGAGAGGTAAAGTAGATGGAGAGATTAACAGAAAGATACGATGTTGCACCAAACGGAGAATCAGATGTCTGGGTTAAACAGCACGATTACATTTCAGCGGCGCGAAAGCTTGCCGAATATGAAGACTTAGAAGAACAGGGCTTACTTGTGAGATTGCCGTGTCCTATCGGCACAACTGTATGGGATATATGCGGAATGGATATTCGGATTCGGGAAAATGTGGTAAGCGGACTTGAATATGGCAAAGGCGATAAATGGTTTTTATGGGCAAATGAGGACGAGTACCTTGGAGAGTTAAATGTTTTGGTATTCCTCACTCGTGAAGAAGCTAAGAAGAAGTTGGAGGAGATGAAGAATGGCTGAATATGTTAAAAAGTCAGATGTAATAAAAATCATGGAAAATAATTCTTACATGATAGAAGTATTTGGAGTTAAGAAGAAAATGATTGACGGATTCGCAATGTGTTGTGATTTTGCAGATCTGGAAACTGTCAGTATTGAGGAGGACGATAAGGATGATTAATATGAAACCAGAAGAAGCAAAAGACATATTATCCGATATGAGAGACCAGCATTTATGTTTCCTTGAAAGTTCTGAAAACAAAGATGAATGGAAGAAAAAATATCTCAAGGAAGCATGGGCGTGTGATTCCGGAGCAAAAGCATTGGAAAAGCAGATTCCATGCAAACCTGAAGAATATGTTCCAGATTTTCCGTACAATATATTTTCCACTCAAAAATGTGCGAAATGCGGAACACCTGTTATTGGTAAAAAAATAAGCAAGTACTGTTCTGAATGCGGGCAGAAAATTGACTGGGGAGAGGAGTGATTAAATGAATTTTAATACAGCAATGGCGAAATCAGTAGCATGGGTCAGTACATCATTTACCTTAATAGCGGCACTCAGTTATACAAAAGAACCATTATGCTTAATGGCATTAGTTCTTCCGCTGTTTGTTGGATTACTTGCACATTAATGAGAAGGAGTTGATAATCATGTTGGACAATCCTACACTTGAAATTGACAGAGAAAAGAACGAAGTTACGATAAAATGTAATGGGGATACTATAAAGTTCAAAGATGATAATGTGGAAGTGACCAGGGCGAGCAAAAACATGATGTTTAAGTCACCAGACATAACCCCGCAACTCGCCATATCAGCATTCACAGTACTACATCAATATTGCAGCTCAATCAGTCCACATGACTGCATCAGATGCGCATTTTACGAACATTGCCCGGAGTGTTTCATGGGGTGTCCGGGAGATCAGGGCGAGGCGATCAGAAAATTACAAAGCAATGAATAAAATTAGAGAGTCGGTATTTACCGGCTCTTTTTTAGCACAAAATTCCTCAAACATGTACCACAACTTTTCCGCCAACCTATGATAGAATATACTCAGAAGTGTTACTATGGGGTTTTATAGCCAGAAATGAGGTGATAATATGGCGAACTTAAAAGCAGTTACAAGAAAACTTCAAAAAGCTATATTATCCACCGGATTAGTCATAAAAATCGGAACATCACAATTCTATAGCCACGAACAGGAACGATTAATTACAGTAACGATCATATCAACACCAGTGTTTAGACCAACAAAACGTGGCGAATGGAAAGATTGCGATTATGAAATATTACGAACTGCATCCCAGTATGATGTGGTTATGTGCCTAAAAGAAATATGGGAGGCAGTCAGAAAATGAGGATAGACAGAGGTGATTAGATGAACTTAACGCCTAAACAGGAAGCGTTTGTAAAAGAATATATAAAAAATGGCGGAAATGCATCTGATGCCGCAAGGAAATCTGGATATAAAAATTATGAAGTGGAAGGCTATAGATTGATAAGAAATGATAAGGTTTTATCTTATATAGCCAAAAAGCAGGCTAAAATCGAGAAACAAAAATGTACTGACATCATGTCTCTGGCAGAAATCCAGCAGCGCCGTTCCATGATCGCAAGAGGTGAGCTAAAAGATTCGTTCGGTTTCGCTCCGGACTTCTCCGACCAGCTAAAGTCCATGAATGATCTGGAAAAAACGCTTGCTATAAAAGAAGCCAGAGAAGAGCAGCGGAAAGCAGAAGAAAAAGCCAGATTACAAAGTGAATATCATATTGATCTGGATATTGTCCCGGACGTATTTCATAAAATGATTAGAGATATCCGGAAAAAGAAACATAGCGAATACATTCTCCCCGGCGGGCGTGGATCCATGAAGTCATCGACAATATCATTGATTATACCGGAACTGCTGAAGAATAATTCGAACATGCACGCTCTGATTCTTCGAAAAGTCGGGAACACAATAAAAGATTCTGTTTATGCTCAGATGAAATGGGCACTGGATAAGCTGAACCTGTCAGAGGAATTTACCTGTAAAGTGTCCCCTATGGAGATTACATATAAGCCTACTGGACAGAAGATATACTTTCGTGGTGCTGATGATCCGTTGAAGATTAAGTCCATCAAGCCGGAGTTTGGTTATATCGGCATTGTCTGGTTTGAGGAACTTGATCAATTTGCCGGTCCAGAAGAAATACGAAATATTCAGCAGTCTGCGATTCGTGGTGGTAACGAAGCGTACAAGTTCAAATCATTCAACCCGCCGAGAAGTAAAAATAACTGGGCAAATGAATATACGGCAGAAGCAGAAGAAAAAGATGATAGCGCACTGGTTGTGCATAGCACATACCTTGACCTTGACATTGAACAGGAATGGCTCGGAGATATATTTCTTGCAGATGCCGAACATCTGAAAGAAGTAAATCCAGATGCTTACGACAATGAGTATTTAGGCCATGCTAACGGAAATGGTGGAAATATCTTTGAATATATCGAAGAAAGAACTATCACGGACGAAGAAATTAGTCACTTTGATAGAATCTATCAGGGTGTTGACTGGGGATGGTTCCCAGATCCTTATGCATTTGCGCGGCTCTATTATGACCATGCAAGAGAGACAATTTATTTTCTTGATGAAATTGGCGAAAACAAAAAGTCAAATGACTGGACTGCTGCCGAAATCAAGAAGCGTGGTTATGATGACTATGTGATCACTTGTGACAGTGCTGAGAATAAATCTGTAAATGATTACAGGGACGCAGGACTTCCAGCAAGAGGAGCAATCAAGGGACCTGGCAGCGTTGAATACTCAATGAAGTGGTTGCAAAAAAGAAAATTAGTGTTTGACCCTGCTAGAACACCAAAAGCCTTAAAAGAGTTCAAGAAGTACGAATACGAGAGAGACAAGGACGGAAACATTATAAGCGGTTATCCCGACAAAGATAATCACTTTATAGATGCTTGCAGATACGCCACTGAAGAGATGTGGAGAAGAAGGGGGTACAGTGCATAAAATGTTAGATAGGTACTTTTCAGATAAAATAAATAAATTCTTAAGCATCGGTTTAAAAATATATGGATCATCTGACATTAACGAAATCTTAAAAGTTGTAGAATATGAAGACATTATTGTGCGAGATACTTCTGTAAGATGGATGGATTTTAAAAGGTAGATTAAATGGGACTTATAACAACACTAAAAAGGTGGTTTAACATGATATTCAAAAAACAAGCCGAAGAGGACTTCAATATCCAGACGGCAGAATTTCCAGAGATGGAAGCGCTGATTAATCGGTGCGCGAACATTTACAGAGGCGTACCGGAATGGTTAGATGATAAGAATAATATCAAGACGATTAATTTTGCTAAATCTGTCTGTTCAGAGACAGCACGGCTCGCGACACTGGCAATTGGCATTCAGATAGATGGCTCTGCAAGGGCTACGTGGCTACAGGAACAGATCGATAAAGTATATTTCCATATTCGGCACTGGGTAGAATATGGCTGCGCTTATGGAACGGTATTTATCAAACCAAACGGGGAGAGCCTTGACGTATTTACCCCAGCAGATGTGATGATTGTAGATTACGACAATCAGGAAATCAAAGGGATTATATTCAAAGATTCTTATACTGTTGGACGGAAATATTACACAAGGCTTGAGTATCATAGATTTGTTGAAACCACTGTGGACGGCGTGACGACCTATCCGTACTACGTTTCCAACAGAGCCTACGTGTCAAAATCCCCTCAGAGCATCGGTGATAAGATTGACCTTAAACAGACCAAATGGGCTGACCTCATGGCAGATACACCACCGATACTCAAGGCAAACGGTGAGAAGCTGGACGGACCTTTGTATGGAGTTCTACGGACACCACAGGCGAACAACGTAGATATTAGTACGCCACTTGGCTTGCCGATATTCGCAGAAGCTATTGAAGAGTTGAAAGACCTCGACATTGCATACAGCCGTAATGCCGGAGAGATTTTTGATTCTCAGAAGATTGTTCTGGCAGATGATAGGCTGCTGATGCCAAGTGGTACACCTGTAGCAGCCATGTCACCGCAGGGCATGGAGAACAGACGGAATGAAATGAACTTACCACACTTTGTCAAGAACGTATTCGGACAGGACGAGAAAGAATTTTATCAGGAAATCAATCCAATTCTCAACACAGATACTCGTATAAGCGGCATAAACGCCATTTTAAGCCAGTTAGGGTACAAGATTGGATTCTCTAATGGCTACTTTGTTTTCAACGAATCTAGCGGCATACAGACAGCCACGGGAGTAGAAGCGGAACAACAGAGGACAGTGCAGTTCGTCAAAGACGTGAGGGATAAGTTGGAATCTTGTCTGGATGAAGTTATTTACGCATTGAATGTCTACGCTGATCTGTACGGGCTTGCACCTGTTGGAGCTTATGAAGTCAATTATGATTTTGGAGACATCCTCTATGTCAGAGAAAACGACCGTGCAAGATGGTGGCAGTATGTTACTACGAATAAAGTTCCGGCATGGATGTATTTCGTGAAATTCGAGGGAATGACTGAGGAAGAAGCTAAGGCAATGGTTGAAGAAGCTCAGCCAAAAGAACCGACTTTGTTCGGCGATGAGGAATAATATATGCTTAGTCCAGAGTACTTGCGCAGAATCACAGAAGGCAGTGAACAGATTGCTGAGGAGTTACACCAGTATATTATATCTGAGATTGTATCTCGAATGATGGCAAGAATCGGCAGAGGTGAGGATTATATTCTGACCAATGCCGATGCGTGGAGAATCAGAACGCTACAGGAATCTGGTGAGCTGCTAGAGGACATTCTGGCAGAATTATCCAGATATACCAAACGTGAACAGCAGGAGCTTCTTGAAGTGTTTGAGGATGCCGGAATCACTGCAATGAACTATGATGACAAGGTATACAAGGCGGCAGGATTAAGCCCTGTGCCGCTCGAACAGTCGCCAGCCATGATAAGGCTCATGGAGCGGAATATGCTTGCGACTATGGGCGAGTGGAAGAACTTTACACGAACCACCGCAAGTGCCGCTCAGAGGCTCTATATTGAGCAATGCGACCTTGCCTATAATCATGTAATGACTGGGGCGGTTGGGTATACACAAGCCATCAAAGAGGCGGTTAATAACGTTGTGAGTGATGGTGTTACGGTCACATATCCATCCGGCAGGCGTGACACTATCGAAACAGCAGTCGCACGTTCTGTCAGAACTGGCGTGGCACAGGCTACAGGAGATATATCCCTAAAACGCATGGAAGAAATGGACTGGGATTTAGTTCTAGTCAGTGCCCACATGGGAGCCAGAACGGGCGATGGCGGCGAGAATCCGGGTAATCACTCATGGTGGCAAGGCAAGATATACTCTCGTTCTGGCAAGAGTAAGAAATTTCCACCGTTCTCATTGACCGGATATGGAACGGCAAGCGGACTATCAGGTGTAAACTGTCGACATAGCTTTGGAGCCAGTGACGGAGAATTTAATCCTTATGCGGAATTGTCAGCGCAGGATAAAGCCAACAAAGGTAAACAATACGAAAAAGAACAGCGGCAACGCACTTATGAGCGAAGAATCCGCAAGACGAAGCGTGAAGTTCTCGGAATGCAAGCGGCGGTTGATAACTGCAAAGACGAACAGGCAAAATTCGCATTACAGCAAGACTTTGACCGGAAATCTTATCTTTTGCAGAAACAAAATGCTGCATACAAGGCTTACTGCAAGCAGAACGACCTGAGGGAACTGAAAGACCGGCTCATGATCGCTAAGTGGAATCGTCAGAACGCCGCAAAAGCCAGAGGAGCGGCAAAGAGATATAAAACAGCAAAGGGGATTGACTGATGGATAGATGGGAATATTACAATCCGAATCCTGCTGGGAATCGAGTTGGAGATTGTGCTGTCCGGGCAATATGTAAAGCAACCGGCCTTGACTGGGAAACGGTATTCGCCGGATTAATGATACAGGCATGTGCTCTGTCAGATATGCCGAGTGCAAATTATGTCTGGGGAGCGTACCTCTATAAACGTGGGTACAGACGCAAACTGATTGAGCAATCAGAGCGGTATATCTATACAGTCAATGATTTTTGCGCAGATCATCCGACAGGTACGTATATCCTCTGCATAGATGGTCATGTGGTGACAGTACAAGAGGGCAAATATTTCGATACATGGGATAGTGGTAATGAGATCCCGGTATATTACTGGGAAAAGGAGAATAAATGAGCATATCAGAATTTGTACAGATTTTCCTCTCTATCTGCGGAGGGGTGTCCATTGTCGGAGGAGCGGCAGCCGTAATCTTTAAATGGATTACCCCGGCATTCCGACTTAATAAGCG